AGTTATCAACCAATTCATACATAGCGGTATACAAATCGTATCCCATTTGGCGAATCTCAAGAACTTTGCCATTGAAATGTGGCGCATAGGATAAATCGTTGGACATGGATAGAATGATGACAATTGTAGTGTGCCTGATTTCATAATTTATACATGCTTCAATTTTATTTTCATGATATTGGAAATTTTATATCGTAGGCGCACGCAACATACCGCCCTTTGCGTCAGTGGATGGATTGGGCTGAGCAGGAGTGATCACTGGTGGTTTGATATAGCGAAGTTCTTCGGGTTTGGGAATAAATCCGTATGTCTTGAATAATTTATCAGTAAACATATAATCATTCGCAGAAGGATCGAATAAAACTGCGGGTACACAATGTACGCCTGTTTTTCCAGTAATTTGTTGATAGGTTGTCTGCGAAACAGGCTGTGTAGGATCACGCGATAACGCAATCGACCAACATAACTTGGTTTGTTCGACCACCGCATCGGTGCGGTCAGGTGGAATGGTCATAAAATCTTCTGCTGTTTGTAATACACCGTACATGGTACCTGATTCATTATCCGTAACACCGAGTTTGGTTTGAGTATAGGAAAGACGGAGATTGGTAATAAAATCCAAATCTTCAGACGGATCATAGGGAATTTCACGAAATCCAGATGTATTTGCGTTACTAAAAATAAGGACCTTACCATTATAATCCGTAATTGGATTAATAAGAAGACGTCCTTCTTGTTTTTGACGGTAAAAGGTTCCACCATCCAGTTCATTATTAAGAAAACGATTTTGAAAGGGGGCAAGCGCTTTGGCGACGTTTGAATAATAATCCAATACCAATTTTGATTTATAAGAACCAGGGGGCTGACGAAGAAAATATAACACAATCACAACGGGATCGGTGGATTGTTGACATGAATCCGCAAAGGCATATAAGTTGATTTTGTCACATACCGCCTGTAGATTCGAATGAGTACTGTTATTACACATCGGAAGATTGGAGGTATAGCGAACAATTAGTTTTCCTTGTCCATCGCGTACAACCAATTGTGGAAAGTATGCAGCAGCGGAGCCTGTCGTACAATCATCTAAGTAATCGATATCGAGAACAAAGACACGACATCCCGCATTGACTGCCATTTGAACTGCGACATCGGGATCAAAATAGCCGTTGGTCATGGGTCCGATGTATCCTGTAAAGCGACAGGCAAGCGCATAGAAGTTAACAAAATTCTGCTGAGATTCGGGCATAACATTTTGCGAAAGCAAATCACGAACAGGGCGTTTGGATGTGGCAGTTGAATTATATTTGTTACTAACGGCAGTAACTTGACTAGTATATGCGGTTTCACTCTTAAACGCATTGGGATCAGTAGCAAATCCTTCCGCTCCGCATACGTTAAATAACTGGCGATAGAGTACTAAACATAATAAAAGTACACCGAGGAAAAGAAGGGCATATTCTATCTTCCCCATTCTATGACAACTTAAGAAGTTTATTTAGAGTACATTCTCGCATTTATCCGTATTGATATCTAATAAGATAGAGTAGCTTATAAGATAACAAAAATGAACAACTCATTTACTCTTCATCTTCCTGAAGAACTTTGAGGCGTTTAACAAGAACACCTGCTGATTTTGCCCATGTATACTCGCCCGCCTTTTCTTTACCTAGCTTGGAATGAAGCTTACGTAAATCTTCATCAAATACGTATCGTTCCATCGCCTTGGAAACCGCTTCGGGATCTACAAGTTGAGCCTCACCTGTCACAGAATGATGAGCTTGGGGAACATAGACACGCATGGAAGGCTTAATCATAAGAGAATTGTTAGAATGACAATATTCAACGTGACCATTATTCTCAGGAACAATTTGAGGAACACCCACTGACATGGATTCAAAGGTACACAGACCAAAGCCTTCTCCTTCCGCGCAGGATAGATTTACATCCGCACAATTGTACAACATGTTGATGTCTTCATCACGATAGCAAGTGTCTTTGGAAGTAATCATCAATCGATTACCATACATATCTACCGAACCACCGTGGAGTTTGATTTCGCGGGCAAAGATTTCAAAGAGTGAAAATCCGCCATTCTCACCTTTATCTGCTACAATCAATCCGAAAATAGGCTTAGTTGGAAAACGAGTAATCAGTTTGACAAATGAGATCACCCACAAATCGAGACGTTTACGTGGGATATTCTTGTTAAGAGAGGTAAACAAGAAGACATCTTTGGGAAGGCCAAGTTGTTGTCGCGCGAGATCCTTAGGAATGGTACGAAACATCGCAGGATCAACCGCATGCGGTAGAACATCGACAGGGCGGGTAATACCTTGTGATTTAATGGCCTCCTTCCATGCCTTGGTGAAAGTGAAAATGCGTTCGACATCGCGATTCAGGACATCAATCATGGCAGAAGAAGGGGAAGCATAACAAATATCAACATAGGCCCAAATCTTAAACGTACGACGCTCGATCAATTTGCGAATGTTCTCAATGTAGGCACAAATGACAGACAAATCGTTGTAAATGAAGACAACGTCTGGCTTTTCGGATTGAATGGATCCCGCAAGCTCTGCAAGAGCAAATCCAGGTGTCTTCTCCTTATCAAGTGCGGTACCGTCGATAACTTTGACACGAGAAGGGTAGGCACGACTAAGATCGGCATTGAGCATTTTTTGGGTTCCGAAATGAACCAAATCGAGCCATGGATTCTTCTCAAGTTGTTGAATCAAATTAAATACAACTTTACTATATCCGTTTACTTGATTGACATGGGTGGAAACAATCATCAGCTTGATGGATTTTTGTGAACTGGTGGTTGAAGTCGCAGAACTTTGTGCCATGGATTGAATCTCGTTAACAAAATTGGATAAATCGGACATCCTCTACGGTAGATATTTTGTTTCCGCTTTAGGTGTGTATAAATTGTAAAACATAGATAGAGATGTCAAAGAGTCGTAAGCGTAGTCAGCGTCGTAGCAAACGAAGTAAAGGTGGCAACAATGTTGCGCCAGCCACTCCAGCGGTCGCAGCGGAACCGGTCGCCCCTGTTGCGCCGGTTGCTTCCGCACCGGCTGCTTCCAATGGTGGAAAGCGCAAGACCCGCAAGGTGTCCAAGGGTGCTTCGGATTGGAATAAGAAAGTCATGATGGTGTATCATGAGATGAAGAAGAAGAATCCGGCTGTGAAATTGGGTGCGGCTATGAAGGAGTGCTCTCGTCGTAAGAAGCGCGGTGAATTGTAATTAGGAACATAATATAAATATTTTAGTATCGTCAAATAGAAATGCCGACACCAAAGTGGACAAAACCATCTACAACTACGGTTCATCGAGTTCGTCCTGCCACAGTTCCCAACATTCAGAACTTTCAGATCAATTATGACAATGGAGCTTATATTGTTGTTAGTATTGATGTAAATAGTTATAATGATTTCTATTATGTACCTGACTATCCTGGATATACTGGTGGCAGTACAGGTGGATTTACAGCACCATCCTGGTTAACCGCATGTAGTGTATATAATAATAGTGGAAGTTTATTGTATCTCATAACGGATCTGGATGGATTGTACGCGAATGCGGGAGGAAATCTGAATCCGTTTATGAATCAATATACTTTTCCCGCATTTGCTTTTTTTACCACGGATCAAAATCTGTACTCAGAAAGTCCAAATAATTTGGTTATTGTAAATTATGGATATAATACAAACGTTGTATCGGTAACCTCAAGTTATTTCACCTATACATGTTTTAAAGAGGGATCAAAGATCTTGACAGACAAAGGATATCAATTGATCGAAATGTTGCGAAAGGGCGACAAGATCCAAACGTACAAACATGGTCTTGTTCCGATCGATATGATTGGATGTCGGCAGATCAGTCATCCTGCGAGTTCGGATCGGATCGTGGATCAATTGTACAAATGCTCTCCTTCAGCCTATCCTGAAATGTCGGAAGATCTCGTGATTACAGGTGCGCATTCGATTCTCGTTACAAACTTCAAGGACGAAGATGAAAAACAGCGCGCGATTGACATTAATAAGGGATTCTATATCACGGATGGAAAGGGTCGTCTTCCTGCGGCGGCGGATGAGCGTGCTACTGTATATGAGATTCCTGGTACGTATACCATTTATCATATCGCATTAGAACATGATGATTACTATATGAACTATGGCGTGTATGCGAATGGTCTACTAGTAGAAACATGCTCTAAGCGTTATATGAAGGAGCTTTCTCAAATGACATTGTTGGAGTAAGTATATAACTAAAATATATAACGTCGATAGAGATGCCAAATAAATTTTTACCTCCGCCTCCTGTTTCTGAACGAGTACCTTTTCCTCCTCCGCATTCAACTACGGTTCGTTCTGCCTCATTAAATCCATCCAATATTCAGACATTTCGCGTGGATTATCAATATGGGGTATATATCATTCTCAGTGTGGATGTGAATAATTATTATGATTTTAATTTTGGCTTTGGATCATATCCTGGTCCACCATCATGGCTTTCTCAATGCGATATTTATTACAGTGGTTCCCTTCAATATAATTTATCATCCATTTCAGGAATTGTATGGGATTCTAATACATCCCATCCATTTAATGATCCAACTAATCTTAATGCGACTCCAGGAATTGCCTTTTGGACCTCCGATGGAAACATTTATGCGGATTATTATGATTTAATGTCGATTTCAAGTCTTTCTTATAATGATATTTATATTACAAATATATCGTTTATGAATCCTTGCTTCAAAGAGGGTTCCAAGATTTTGACAGAGAACGGCTATCAGCCAATTGAACAGTTGCGTAAGGGAGATAAGGTAATGACATATCGTCATGGCTTGAAGGCTATTGATATGATTGGTTATCGAGAGATCTATCACCCTGCGAACGCCCAACGCACGCAAGAACAATTATATAAATGTTCACCCAGTGCTTATCCTGAATTGATAGAAGACCTTGTTTTAACAGGAGCGCATTCGATTCTTGTCACAGATTTTAAGGATGAAGAAGAGAAACAACGTACGATCAAGGTAAACGGTGACATCTATGTAACGGATGGAAAAGGACGACTGCCTGCGTGTGCGGATGAACGTACGACAATCTATGAGATTCCTGGTACGTATACCATTTATCATATCGCATTGGAACACGATGATTATTACATGAATTATGGAGTGTATGCCAATGGGCTTCTCGTAGAAACATGTAGCAAGAGATATTTGAAGGAACTATCTCAAATGACATTACTAGAATAAAAAATACCATAATCTTTCAATTCATCGACCTCGTTGGCGCTTTCATTGCGTTGATTTTCTATATTGCTCTCATTGTATCAAGAAATAATACAACGAAAGAAATACTTATTATTGAAAAGGAAAAAAATCAACATGTGAAGCATCTTAGCATTTCTTGAAGTGATACTGTGAATTTGCGGTTGAAGACAGTAAATGAGATTCATTTGAATAAACTTGCACAGGCTTTCTTCACACGTTGTTTCCATGCGTTCCAACGAACCATCATAATAATTCGTATGTTTTCTCCTATTTTTTCATTTGCGAGAACAGTAGCAGGTTGTGTCCAGTTGTATAAGGAGGATAATCCCAAATTTGCTTCAATCCATGCGAGATATTTTTCATCAGTAATGGTGGTAATTGGTAATGTACCTGATTCGAGTGCCTCATATAACCGAAACGTTTCTGGATTCTGTCCTTTAAGAATAGGGCAAAATTTACTATTTCCCATATGAGTCAAATACAGTTTCTCTTTGGTAGCAGTGGGATGGTTCCAATGAGGCTGGAGATGACAACTATAAGGGACAAAGGAGACAAACTCACGAAGTTGTGTAGAACGTTCGAACCAATCGGTTCCATGAAAACTCCACATCAATTCACGTTCAGTAAACTTTTTAGGAGGTTGGGTAGGATGTTGATGATATCCAAGGGGTGCGGTAATCACATGGGGCATTTTGATTACTTCATCGCGTAGATAATTACGTAATACAGCAGTACACATGGAATAAGAGTAGAATGTAATATCATCTGTTCCGAATTCATCGCTGAGGTGAATGACTTTAAATGGAATCTGTGACATTTCTAGCTCTTGGAATAATCGAATCATTTGAGGAACATAAGGACGCTGTATAAGGAACCAAAAGTTGTGTCCAATTTCAGTTTTATCAAGTAAAGGGGTAAATTGAATAGGGAAAGGTAAGATTTCATGTAGCCATTTCATTTCATAGGGTTCGTTCATGGATTGTTCACCTGGAAAGAAATAAACCAGTTGTTCTAATGGAGGTGTCGTTCCAATTCGAATCGATTCCTCTTTTTCAATCAAATCATCTTTATCCATTACAGTAGCGCCTTTCTCAAATGGAGCTAAATCCTCCTGTGTAAAACATTCCTTATTGTTCCAAATGTCACTATCAAAGGTATCCTCGCGATGAAGGTCATTGAATTGTGAGTTTACATAGGTTTCATCATCTTCTTGAAAACAATAGGATAAGAGAGGATTGGTAAAATATTTCTTAAGACCAACAGAGGGATGGCCAAGAAGATGATCACTTACAGTAAACGATTTGTTTTCTGATTCAAACATATAGGTCATGAGTTTCTGTGCACCAGCACGTGTTAAAATGTAACTATAGGCACAGAAGTGAAACACAGGAGCAGGAACAGGGCCAAATAATGTATTGGGTTGAATAAATGACCAGTACTCATTATACTTTTCAGATACCAATGGCAAGGCAGGCTTATTAGGAGGAAGAACACCACCCAAATAAAGTAAATCCGCATCAGATGGAATATGTGTAAGATAATCGTTCCATTTGTCTAGCCATCCTTTCTGAAATCGAACGTCGTCTTCTAATACGAGAAAATAATCACCCTCGGTAGCGACAGCGATTTTACTCCATACTGAGATATGACTCAAATTACAACCAATAATGGATTTCTTCCATTGAAATTCGTTTTTACTAAATAGATTATAAATAAACTCATTCATTTTAAGTGTTTTTCCATTTACACCAGGGATACGCTCAATGATAGATTCCAAATAGGGTTCGGCCTTGATTAATTTTTCTAATCGGTCAGGACGTGTATCGAGATTGATTACATAAGTCGTATGAATACCGTTAATTAAACTCGATTGTGTAGATCGTCTAGGAACGAGCGCCATCATTCGTTGACAAATACGAGTTAGCGTGTCCAACGCCTTTTTCTTCTTTTCTTCGTTAAGAATGGGGGTAGAAGCAATGGTAGCACACATGGAGGGGTTTGCTTCGAGTTTCTTAATAACATCCACAACACGTGAAGCATCGGAAATGGCCGATAAATTCAAGAATGAATTGGGTACAAAATCAGAATCGGTATTGGAATCGCCCCAATAGAGAGGGACACAACCTGCCATTTTGGCATGAAGTACTTTCTCGGTGATATAACCAGGAACTTGGGCATTTTCAAAACTAATGGTGAATTGATGATCGGCAAAAAAGGCATGTTTTGATAAATCACCACAACCACCACCAGGATATTTGAGGGCCAATGGACCACCGATGTTATTGTATAACGCCCCACCACTATTCACTTTTTTATACGCATTCACTGCCTGAAATACCTCATTTCGAAGGGTACAAATGGGATTGGTGACAACAAATCCACAGAACTCCTTGCGTTCTCTAAATCCAACCGAATGGGGTGTCATAGCAAAATGAACAGGAATGCGGATGGGATTGTCATCGGTATTGGTAGGAAGGGAGGTAGAGTCAGAAAACCAATCAATAAAGGTCATCCATACAGGGAGACGAACATGTTTATCATCTTCTACACGCGAAGATGTCAAGTATAAATCAAATCCAGAGGGTTCATTCCAATGCTCGGCGGTAAAAAAGACTTTAGGAGCGGAACATGAAATTTGTTTCCAATTTTCGCTATAAGGACCACATAGAATAAGATGAGGGGTAATAGAAGAATCATATGGTACTCCTTCTACAACAATAGACGATCCAAGATGATGGCGAATGGCATCGGTGATAAAATTCGAATTGTAATTAAAACCAGGCCACATGTCTGAAAAGGCAACAAGTAAATGAGAATCAAATAAAGGAACATTTGATTTCACTTCAACCGGTGCTACAGAAGATGCTACCGCAGGTGCTACCGCAGGTGCTACCGCAGGTGCTATAGAAGATTCTACCGCAGTTGGTACTACAGGAGGTACTACAGAAGGTGCTACAATAGGCGTTACAGAAGGCACTTTACTAGTCAAAACAGGGGCGGAAAGAGTTTGCTCAACAATGACTTTCCACGTATCTTGCTGAGCAAAAATACCATACTGTGTTAGGATCGCCATTCGAATATCGGATAGAGCGCTATAAAATGAATTTGGCGAATTCACAAAGGTAGAGAACGCAGAACACATTCCACGAATTTCATTTCCTTTATAGAACATGGATCGAAGAATGGGATGAAGATCACGCAAGACAGGACTATTATGAATAACAGGAAGTCCCATCCATACCGCATTCAATAGTCCAATACGCAGAGAGATAAATCGTGAATGAGAGAAAAGAATCGAGCGATCAGAGATCCATGTGTGAAACGGCTCTTTTGGAGCCATTTGAAGTGGCAAATTCCCACTTTCAATATTATCAAGAACATTTTCTTTTAAAAATCGATTGTCTTTAATAATATCCATATTATGAATCAAATACTTTGCATTCAAGATATTTCGTTGACATAGTTCACGAATCGCAACTAAAGGCAAAACAGCGGAACTCGTATTTTCTTTGTTTTTCTCGGCAACATGAACGGTCCATGATTCATTATCTAGAAATACTCCCATTTTGCCTTTTGAGTAGTGTTCCGCAACAGCAGATGACCAAATAAAGGGGACACAACGAATGGGGCAAGGAAAAAGAGTTTGAATGGAAGGAATGGTATTGAGAGGATTCAACACGTCCCAACACCAAATTTCATGTACATATTGCATACTGCGTGATACATAGGGTGTTTCAATATAAACGGACGCATCCATCTCAGTAAATTGTAAAAACGTACGAATAAAAACGACTGTTTTTTGTGCGAACACTTTACGAACATCAGGATGAATTCGACCATCAATGTCAATCAATAGATCTACATTTGGCATTTCATAGAGATTGGTCGTTGTGACATTAGTTGGCATAGGATAATCGGACCACCATTTTGTATCACTGTTACTTTGGTCAACTAATACAACGTCAAATCCGAGGGTTGTCATTAATTCATGGAGGAGTAATGCGGTTTGATTCCAGCCACTATAGAATAAGTCATCACTCGCTCGATATGTAATTCCCACACGTGGCATTCTATTAGCTTGTAATCAAGACTAATCTTTATACTGAAATGGAGTGAATTATACTAGCTCTTTCCAACGACGTTGAATATCAGGGTTGTGAATACTATGTTTCCACATCAAACGAGTCGCATGGGTCTGATAAATATTCATGTTGGTTTGATGATTCTGAATCGCGTTCGCAAGAGTTTCAATGGCGTTATCCCATTCATTAAGAGAATAATGATATCCATAGGTTTCCCAGCCATCGGAATTATGAACAATGGGGAAATTCGCATACATAAGTTCAAGTGTCATATAGTTATATGCATTATTCCATTGATGGGTCAAGAAACAGGCAGAACGGTTCTCAGTTAGAATGGTATGAATTTTTTTACGTTCATATAATGCAACACGACCTGAACGATAGAGCTCTAAATAAGGTAGTAAATTGTTATGAGCATTGGACGATAGTTTCAAACGGTCTCCATTTATAATTTGAACATTGCCCTTCCATTCAGGGTATTTCTTTGAGAAGGCTTCTACAAGCAATAAGGAGTAAAACGTACATTTCTGAAACGAAATGTTCGGATCAACAATGACAACATCTACCTTCCGCCAATCACTAGGAGCAACCCATTCAAACTGTTCCTTGTTTCCATATTTAGTAAGAAGAAATGAATCCCATACGTACGGGACAACACGGCTATTTTCAATAGGAGTACGATTTAACACAGCAGCATATTCCACGTGCTGGTGATAATGAGGACTGGTCCAAATTTCATCAATTTCCCCAACAATATGATGATTAAAGAACATATTGCTATAATTCTGAATGGTTTCAATATCAATGTTTAGAATGTTTCCGAGATATAATTTTACAATCTTAGCACCGATACTACGAAGGTATCCTCGTGTAATCGAATCCAAACTCATTCCAATTTCAATAAAGGCTCGAATGGGAAGTTGTTTTTGGACCATTTCTTGTGTAGTAATGGTACGATAGGATTGAATAAACGATTTCTTTTCCGTATTTTGAACGGAATGTTGTAACAAATAGGATGAATATCCCAGACTTTCAAACAGATGATATAATACAACAATATTTTGCGTGAGGCCATTAATAAACAGTGTTTGATCATTAACTTCATTGGTGGCTAAAATAATAATTTTACGTGATAAGGGTGTATGGAGTGGAGTAGCAGTATTGATTTCTAGCTCTTCAGATGGAAGGATGGTATTTCCAGGAAGATAATCTTTGGGCATTGGGTCGTCTTCAGAAGGCATATTATCAAGACTACATAACAATATCTTTAGATGATAGAGATGTCGATCCCGTCTACCTTTCCGAGTACGAATTCGATTCCTCCTCCGTGTTTTTATGATATAAGAGGTTTTGCCTATTGGTTAAATCAAAATCCAACTTATAAACAATACTTTATTAATTATCCGAGACAATTTCCTACATTATTATCTACTACCAATTTAATTGCTTATCAGGGGTATACTGGATATGATCCTCAAAATGTACCACTAGATTTAAATGTAAAAACGATGTCACAAACACAATTGATGAAATATACCAATCAATTAAATTTATTTCGACAAGTATATGCTTATAATTCAAATGCGTATGTCAATTATGTTACCAATGGGACAACACCGACCTATTGGCGATTTCAGACGTACAATGATAAGAATGAATTCAAATCGGCAGTATCATTGGTGAATAAATTGTATCCACTTCAAGCCATGGCGAATGGAGTAAACGCATCAGGGGCAAGCTTAGGATGGATCATTCCCTTTCCACTATAAATTCTATAATATAATTAGGATATGAATACCAATTTTGATTCGTCAACTATTACACGAATGAATCAAGTACGGGCAATGGCTTCTTATCGAAAGTCATTTGCCTACGCAAATAATCAAGGAACAGTGACAGTTGTTCCAGGACAAACTTCGAATCTTGACGCATCTGCTGAAATGGATACAACCGTGGGAGGTATCTATTGTTGTGGTCCTGTTACGATTGTACCACCCACCAATGTATATACTCCAAGTGTTCAGTATGCGTACTTTTTAACAGCAGGTACAACAAGCTGGACAGCTCCTGCGACATGTGTAAGTCCCATTACATATTGGCTTATTGGAGGTGGCGGTGGAGGTGGTGGTGCGTATGATCAAGGAGGAGCAGGAGGCGGTGGCGGTGGGAGTGTAGTCACAGGAACATACTCCATTGCACCAGGTCAAACCTA